TACGTTACTTGAACCAGTTGTTACTAAGTCCCAGTTTAAGTATTCAGCAGAAGCTGCATAACCGACATCTATATCAAATGTGTTAGATGAACCTGTTACGACTCCTAACATATTGAGATTATCAGCAGAACCTTGATAACCTACGTTCCAATCCATTACGTTAGACCCACCAGTAAATGTTAAGTTTACTACTGAAGTGTCTGCAATGAAAGGCCCGTACAGTTTGTTTAAATCGCCATATTGTACCATGGTTAAACTGTTAGTAGCACCAGTCAATATCATATCAATTGATGTTCCTGCAAAGTTATCTCCACCTAGTTTGTTGCCATAACCTTTTTGCGTAAGATTCAATGTTAACGCTGTACCAGATTGTTGTATCCAGATTTCGTTATCATCTGCTCCAGCAAATACTTGGGATGACAATCCTAATGTTAACATAATGAGCAATAGTTTATTTTTCATTTGTTTTTTCCTCTATTAAATGTTTCTCGTTAATCCCATCACTATTGTGAGGATGACGATGTCCATTTGAAATTACCCAAAAACCCCTATCATGGCCTTGGTATATTAGTTCTAAGACGGCAAGTTCAATCGCAGAACGAGTTGCTTTTGTAACCCCTTCATTGTTTGCTACGCCATCTTCAATTTCCACTAACTTCGTGTCCATATCTACGAAGCGGAATACATCATAACCACCACCTGTGCTAAGAATCGTTTTAGTCGTTTGCACATTTAATAATATTTCACCTGTAAGTGTTGATATTCCTCTCAAACTTACAGTAATAACATCTCTCCTATAGGAGTTACTAGCACCAACGCCTAGGTATCTTGCACCTCGGCCGCCAGATTCTATATTCGAATCATAACCAATTAGCCCACCTTCTAGCAGGATTCCTGCGAACAGTAAAGGTTGAATTCCTGTTGGGGAATCTTCATTACCTTCCTGTGCTGCAAAATCTTCTCTAGTAGAACGGATGATCTGTCTCTCTCTTACGAGTGCATCCAAACTTGTTCGTTCTACTACTTTAAACCATTTACCATTCGCTGCGGTCTTAAGTGCATCAATCAAAAATGATTCAGCACCTTGTGTTACTGCAGTCGAGAAGGAAGCAATTCCATCCTTACTCTTTCGTTGGCCAGTCTTATCTAAAAAGGCATAGACTGCTACAACTGGCATTATCTTAGCAGGTGGTAAGTCTGCAAGTTCCTGATACGTTGGTATATTAACTACTTGAGCTTCTTCTATACACTCACCTAGTTTTTTCATTATTTCAGTAGTACAAGTGTCATTAACACTAGGTATGCTTGCACAACCTGCTGTAAGCAAGAGTAGCATAACTCCTACCAGTCCCAGTATTCTCATTTAAAAACCGCCAGTACCTACAGGTATATCTAAAGTTGTTGTTGTTCCATCAGTTGCTACAATAGTCAACCTAATGAAATCTACACCATCTTCACCTACCAACCTTTCATATGTTACCGTGTTCCCTTCAATAGTAAATGTTCCATAGGCAACACCCTCTCCGTTAGAGAACATATTTTCCACTAACTGTTTTGCTATCTGAGCATAAATTCTACTCTCTACGTTTCTTAAAAACTTAGCTAGTGTAGTGTTCTTTGCTTCTCTATCAGCCTTTGCAATTGCATCTTCCAAGTCTGCCTTAATTTTATCTCGTCTTGATTTCTCTTGATTCTCAATCGTGAGATAATGTGAAGACTGACCGATTCCACTAAAAGATGGACTTTTAAATTTATGTACTATTTCGTCTGCTTTAATACCTGAAGCAAAAAAACTGATGAGGATCGCCCATCCAATTATCAGTAATCCTTTATCCTTTTTTAGTTTTATCATTTTTAATACCTTCTTTTTTTAGTGTTTCTTTCATTTCGAGAACCACATTTACTTTTTGCTGCAAACGAATTAAATCTTGATCCAACATTCTAACTTGGTCAATAACTTTAATCAATGCAAAATGTTGTTTTTCAATCTCAGGTTCTAGGTGTTCACCGATGAAGTACCAAACATAGTAAATAAAATAGCCCAATCCAACCATCATTACCGTGGGGAATCCATAATCTGCAATTAATCCAGCGACACCTTCCATGTTAGTCTCTCCTCACATCCAGTTTTTTATCCTCAATGAAATTCTCTGCTCGAGCAACTCGATCAATATCGGGTCTCAATTCCAATGCACTAGACACTAGGAGATCAATCTTAATCATTTCGTTAGACATCATTCTTGCACGGTTTTCTAGAGATGAGCAGAACATTGTTAATGTTTTTATATCATCAACTAGTCCTTCAAGCATCTGCTTTATAACAATAAAGATAAAAAACCCCATCACAAGACTTCCTGCAATCGGGGCTCCCACTTCACCTATCAATCCAAATAATTCTTCCATGTAGTTATTTATGATCGAGGACAGTTTACAGACGAAAAAAAGGGGTCAATAAAGACCCCTTAAAAAGTGTATTTATTCAAATCACTTGTGTTGAGCAATTGCTTTAACAACCTCTGCTTTAGAACCACTTCGTTTTACTTTGATGCTGTTCTTATCTGCAAGGTCTAAAAGTTGTTGTTTAGTAAGTTTCTTTAAACTTGCAACACTATGGGCAGCTTCTGATTTTACTCGTGAAGTTGCTTTTGTCGCAGGTGTCTTACTTGGCGTTTTACTGGATTTATTGCGTTCTTCGTAGATCGCATATCCAATTGCAGCCACAACCAATGCTATTATTATATATGTTTCCATAATTACCTCTTAAATTATCTTTATTAATTGTCGTTAGTATTTAGGTGTCTTTTGCTTTCCCTATATTGAAAGCGACCCAATCTAATACTTTGTAAGCCTTTTTCACCAAGCCATCATCGACTGGTGTTGGTGTTATAGCTGCTATCAAAGATGCACCCATAACCAACCAAGGAATCACTGTTATCCATCCTATAACCCACTGAATAAATTCTAACATAAATTTCTCCTGATTAAGTTATTATCAGAATATATTTAGGTTTTATTAGTCCCGATGGTGTACTTTGTGGTCAATTTCCAGTCCGTTTTATCCTTAAAAGGAATAATCTTAATTTGACTTAACGGAGCTCTTGGTTCGTCTATTCTGCTAGGAATTAGTATTGTTAGAAGTTTCCATTGTGCAAGAAGAGACACTATAGTGTTTCGTCTGCCTATGTCTGAATCATCTATGTTGGTAGGTTTACCGTCTAATTTGAATAGTTCTTTGAAGTGTACGATATAGTACTTCCCTCTTTTATGAAGGATATGGCAAGACTGAAATAGTTCTTGTTCTTTGCGTGATGCAACACCTATACGAGAGAGTGTTTCTCTTATTTTTAGGAAGTCGTCTTTTTCGGGGAAGGTTATTTCAACCAAATCTGATACTAAATCTTCATTGTCAATCATTGTTTTGTCCACCAACTTTCATTCTGCTTTTCAATTCACGAACCTCTTTATCTGATAACACTTCCATATACTCTTTTGCTTTTAGTGTAGATATCTGATAATAATTTTTTATGGTATCGAGTTTTTTACTAATATACGGTTTCTGCCATGGCGAAAACCTTTGTCTTTTTCTAAGAGTATTTAGTAAAAATAGGAATTGAAGACGATTGTCAAGGTGGTGACGACTGTTCATCTCATTAGCAAAGAATACAGAATCCTGATGATAGGACAATGATTTGTTTACAAGGAAGGGGGCGTAGTTTTTTTCTTCGATCTCATCCACCATGATATCCTTTTTATCATGGGAAATATCTTTGACAAAATCAAAAGGATTTCGTTTAGGCATGGGTGTTGTGTCTTGTGTAAGAATTTATTAATTCATCACCAGTAAGTGCTTTACCCCAAATGATGATTTTACCTGTATTGATAATTTCTCGTTTAATAACACCACTGTTGTAGATTGTGTCAAGTACTTGACTATTCTCGGTGTCTTGAGGTCTATCGTCATACCACATTGATGATAATTTATGACAATGAAGTGATCTAACACCTGCCTGCCATTCTTCGGCTTCTAATAGAAGTCTCTGTCGATATACGACATCATCATATTCACTCATTTGAATTTACACTCCGACATTATTTCAGTTAAACATGCAACGAAATTAATTTCATCATCCATTGCGAATGCAGCTTTGTATTGATAATCTGCAATGATCAAAACAGCTGCAGGGATTGAAGTGGGTTCTAATTGAACCTCAAGTGTGTTGAACACTTTACGAAACAATGAAGTGAAATCATTGTCTGAGTTCTGTCCGACCCACTTTCTCATTGCACCCCAATTCTTTTCTCTAATCATATTTATTAAAGGAGTTAACTTCTCCTCACTCAAAGATGATAGTAAACCCGAATCTATAACTCCACTGACTCCATATCGTTGCATTTCATTTAAAACTCTTCGGAAGTCAGGAAAGAACTTCATGATGAGTTCTGCTAAGACTTCAGGATATGCTTTAATGTTTTCGGTGGCACAAATCTCGGTGGCTCTTGTTAACATTTGTTGTGCAAGTTTTGGTTTTTCTTTTGGGTTGATCTTGAAATCGATTACCGTTGTTCGTGAGTGTAGTGCAGGTATGATTCGATTCTTGTAGTTACAGGTAAAGATGAACCTACAATTACTGGAGAACTCTTCTATGAATCCTCTCAATGCAGGTTGAACACTTTCTGCACTTATGTAATCTGCTTCATCTAGGATAACCACCTTCGGGCCACCCTGAAGTGATACAGTTGATGCAAAGTTTTTGATTTTTGTTCTGAGTGTATCAATCAATCGTCCTTCATCAGAACCATTGATCATGATATAATCTGCACCAAGTTCGTTACACAATGCTCTTGCAATAGTTGTTTTACCACAACCAGCAGAGCCCGTCAATAATAAGTTTGGGATTTCTCCCTTTTTTACAAACTCTTTAAATTGGTCTTTAAATTGTTGAGGAAGTATTGTATCCTCGATAGTTTGGGGTCGATATTTTTCGACAAATAGAAATTCTTGAATCATTTAGTTCTCATAATATAAAAAGGTCAAAGTACCCCACCGAACTTTGTGTGTGTATCACCGTTGTAGAATGATGAGACTGATACACTCCCATGATTTTGCTGAGACTAGCAAGAACCATATAGTTATTTATACCTAAACTCCGTACTTACTGTCGGGTTCTAGTGCAATAAAGTATTCTAATTCAATATCTGCATTGTTAAAATGCGATATTCCTTTAGAACTGACAGAAACATTGTAGTTTCCTGGCAGTATCTTAAGATTCTCAATCTTAAAATTCATAGAAAAGGTAGTTCCATCACCTTCACCCACTACTCGTGAGAAGGTATTGGAAGCTGCGTTCTTCTTGTCCTTGACTGTTAGAGATACAGATTCACCATCAGAGAATAACACTAGGTCATTCACACCTAGTACACTTGATGCTTTTTGAAGATCACCCAACAAGGTTGAGGTCACTTTAAATTCTATCTCTGCATCAGGCATAGTTATCATTTTATCGGGTGCAACTACCATTCCTTCAGATGCATAAAAGTATGCAAGTTTAGAATTGTTATCTGCAATCGATAATGAGGTTTCACCAAAATTAAAATCAGGGTCTTCCAGTAAACTGGTTGCTCCTAAAAATTCAGGTAAGTTATATATCGAAAAATTCGTTGGGAATTCTTCTTTTACAGTTGCTACTGCAAGTATATTTTTCATATTAGAAATCGTCTCTAATTTGTTTCCACTCTTAACTCGGATTCCCGAATTAATAGTCGAGAAGTTCTTTAGAACATCTCTAGTATCACTACTTATTTTCATCATTTAGTTTCTCCATATCATGAATGTATAATTGTATGAGTCCATAGTGCAAAACCTTCAATAGGTCAGCACGATTTTTCCCACCCTTTTTTCCATATCTTTGTGCATATTTCAATACATTCCCAATACAGAATCCTTCACCATGACCACTGTCAATGATAAATTCTGTTGCCTGAAACTTATTCATAGCATAGTGTTCATCGTAAGTCGAATCAATATAAGAAGTCAACTCGGTTAGGAGTTGACCCTCATTATATTTGTATGCTACTGCTTTAGTTTTTGACATACTTCTAGTATACTCCTAGTAGTCCGTTTCGTCAATAGGGTTTCCAGCATTATCTAGATCGCTATCGTCTTCCTTCTCAGGTGTCAGATCGACCCCTGCATCTATCTTGGTGTAGAGGTCAAGGATTGAATCTCTAGTTTCTTGGTCGAACCTAGAAATACACATTGTGATTGACTTCATTTTGTCGTCAAACATTCTGAATGCATTCACTATGTGAACCAATCGTCTAGTAGTTACAACATCATCTATCGCACCTTCGTAGTAAGATTTTCTGATTATGTCAGCCCAGTCAACTAGTTTTTCACAAAACTCTTTATCAACCGCACCTGTTAATTCCATTTCTTTTGCAAGAATACTTCTCTCAGTTTTCACTGGTGGATATTCTTGTTGCATGGTAATCGCAAATCTTTCCAACATTGCCTCATTCATGATCTGAGTTCCGATGAATTTTCCATCGTCTGAACCTTGACCTTTCGTGTTTGCAGTTGCAAGAATCGTGAAACCCTTTGCAGGTGAAACCCACTCACCAGTTTTCTTGATTAGGTATCCTTTACCTTCAAGAACTGATTGTAAGCACATCAATTTGTTAGACCCTAAGTCCACTTCATCAAGAAGTAACACAGCACCTTTTCTCATTGCTTTGATAACTGGGCCTTCTCTGAACATGATGTTTCCACCTTGTAAAGTATGTCCACCCATTAGATCATCTTCATCAGTTTCGATGGTGATGTTAACTCTGAAAAGTTCTCTTTTCAATTGAGCACAAGTCTGTTCGATCATCAAGGTTTTACCGTTACCACTCAGACCAGTAACAAATACTGGAAAGAACAATTTGGATTTGATGATGTTTTTAACATCTTTGAAATGTCCAAATGGAACATAGTTAATCATTTTTTCAGGAATGATTTTAACATCGTCCAAGATATTCAAATTCTCGGTTTTTGCTGCCACTGGCATCTGTGCAGGATTGTTTACTGCAGGAATCGGTGCAGGAGCTTTCGCAATTGCAATCGGTGTCACATTAGATGGTTCATAACCACCATTGTAACCACTGATAACCGCTTCAAGATTAAACTGGTTTGCACCAACTTTGAAGTCGTATCTAGAAGATTTCACCCAGTAAGGCATTCCACCTAATGAAGCGAAGTCTTCTTTTGTAAAGACTGAAACATTTGGAAATGTCTCGGTTAAACCTGCAAGGAATTCCTTCCTATCAGGTGTAAAGTGGAAATCCTTGTCATGAACGACAATGGACTCCGATCTATTATAAGTTCTATCCGTCATAATTACGCTGCCTCCAACATTGAATAAGGAACATTGACTTTCGAGATTCCTCGACCTTGCCAATTCATTTCAACAACTGCTTTTTTAGTATTCATTTTCACAATCACCGCAGGAGTAGATTTGGTTTTTTGAACCACATTTACTTTCTGACCAACCGTAAAAGTTGCTGTTGCAGATATTGATTTTATCTGATTTGCCAATTGGATAATATGACTCAACTCATGTTGACTCATTTTAAGCATTGACTGTTTGATTTCTTGTACATTCATAATTTAATTTTCCTCTTTATTATTTCATTCTACATACATAGTATATCAAAAAGTGAGGGTCATTGTCAAGCAATTTCACTATTTAATTTCCTGTAGTAGTATCTTAATTGATTGTTCAATATTTTTTGGATACAATCCTTTTTTATTTTTGTAGTGATGTCTGTCATACACATCTTCACCTTCATTAGTCCAAACCCTGAATGCTTTACACTCAACTTTTTGAGCTGCACAAAAGTCTCTGTTAGAACATTCAAATTTCTCACATGGAGCAGGGCCGACATCAGTGATTGCATCTGCAAATGCACTGTAGTTTGGGTCATGGTTCTCGTAATACGCTTGGTCTACTCTAAATAGTTCTCTATTCATTATGCTATCTCCTTTATGAATTCGTTAGTTAAAAATCTTGATGTTGTTTTTGATTTTTGGTTCTTTTTAAATGCACTCATTAATTTTCTTTTTCCTGCACCAGCCAAATCATCAGATAATTCATCATCACCTGCGACACTTAGTGTATTACTGCAAGTTAAAAACAACTTATTGTAACCGTGAACTTTTACTGCAATACCTTCTTTTCTAATTTGTCTCCAATTGACATCAACATCCATACTTGGTAAGTTTCTTGATAAATCCCAAAGGTCACCTTTTCTGCTAAGACAAAAATAACCAGTGACTATACATCTAGTTTCGTTTGAAACCCAGTCTAAAAGATTTTGTGTTTGAGTGAAACTCTGATCACCTCTGTTATATGCATTTGTTGAATAATCGTATGCTTTATTTGAGAATGGATCGATCAAAGTTCTTTTTTGAGTACATCTCCAAGAACTCTCAGTTCCTGCTTGTTCTTGAACATCATCATGTTCTTCATCAGACTTACTTAAAATATCGGCACTATGTGAGTAACCATCTGTAATTATTGTAAGGATTGATTTTTCAATTCCATACTCTGTATTGAACTCAGGAAGTAAACATCTCATTGCAACGATAGCTGCATCTAATGGTGTTCCACCAAGTCTATAGCTTCTAGGCAATGAATGATCATCAAAGTCATACCAGCGATCAACATCGGTAATTTCATCACAACCAGCATACCAGTCATTATACTGCACAACTGCATTGTCAAATCCTTTGTAACTTCTCATGTTCAAGAAATAGTTATTGAATATATGACTCACATTAATGTGGTTTTTGTTAAATTCTCTTGTTGACATTTTGTCTGAAAATAATTCAATCAATCTTGGGCCGTCAAATTGTCTTTCCTCATAAGACCGATCATCACCATAAACATCAGAGAATAGATACAATCTGTGAGGAATATTTACTTTCCTGCAGAAATCAACCAAGATTAATGATTGTTCTAGAAGGTCAGAGACCTCACCTGAAATTGAACCACTCCAATCTAATAATATATTAAGACCGTGATTTTTTCCATCAGGAAGATAGGTAACTTTTTTAAAGATATCATCAACAATCTGATATTTTGCAAGTCTATTCATATCTAACTGACCAGTTTTACCTTGGAAAGCTTTTGCACTTCTTTGTGCAGTTTGTTTCATTTCAAATTCTTTTGCCATATGAGCAACAATCTTTTTGTTTTTTTCTTTTAACTTCTTAGAACTGTGAGTTGCTCTTGCAAGTCTTTTTGCAATCTTCTCAGGTGAATCATTATAATCACCATGTTTATCACTGTCCATTTCCCAAAAGTCTACAGTAAAATCTTCGATCATTTGCTTATATGGAAGTACCATATTCTTGAAGTTTTTTCTATCTTTGAATTTTTCTTTTAACATAATTGTGGTTTGAATAATGTTTTCTTCAGAAAGAAATTGATCTTCATTGTTATGAGCCGCATGTTCGGTAATAGACTCCCTTGCACCTTTTGAATCGTCATAGTCATCATTAGTACCAACACCACCTTCTCTTCCAGTTACTTTTCTGTCCTCTTCAGGAGTCTTTTCTCCATCGGTGTCTTCATCGGCGTCTTTATCAGTTGGAGTAGAATCAGGAAGACTGTCTTCATCAGAATCGTCACCTTCATCAGAACTCGTTCCTGTTGCGTCTTCATCGCTATCGTCATCGTCTGAATCATCACCATCGCCGGGTTCGCCATCATCGTCTGAATCAGGATCACCGAAATCATTATCGCCGTATTCATCATCTTCATCGTCCATATCCATATCAGGCATATCAACTACAGTTTGAGGAACTAACGCTTCGTCAGTTTCATCCCTTACTTCATTTTCTTTAGACCAGTCGTAGATTGCATTTGCACAAATCTCAACTTCGTCCCAAGTCTTACATGCTTCTGCCATGTCTAAGAACCCTTGTTCTTCATCGGAAAGTGTAATATTAACTCTATGACCAACCTTAGTAATAAGGTTAATTTTGTCTATTAGTGAAAGTTCGTCTAGGTTTCTTGTTTTAATTCCGAAGAAATCCATTTCCATTAATTCATTGTATGCAGTGAAAAAAGACCTCTTTAATCCTGCATATTTTATCTTGATTGCTTTTTCGATTCTGACATCTTCAACAACATTGAGATATCCCTTAAGTGTTTTGTTTTTAGTCAATGCACTATGAACACCTTCATATGGTGTATTCAATGCATGACCAACTTCGTGACCCATAAACAGATCATAAAGTTCTTTTGATAAATCATCCTTAAATATAGGACAACATAGTATCCTATTTTTCATATCGAAGTATGCAGTTGGCACCTTCTTATGGACGATAGTTAGATTCTCAGTTGCCATCAATCTAGCTAACTGGTCTTTTTGGTTTTTTAATTGATTTCCCATATTGCTATTATACTAAAAAATGATAAGCATTGTCAAGCTTATCTTTTTAAGGTAACAAATCTCCTTCGTGATTTTGAAAAATTCATGATGGGTTTTTTAAAGATTATCTCTTTTTTTGTCCCTGTCTTGACATACCCTACTAAGGCACCTTTTTCATTAATAATGTAAGTGTGGTTTGGAACAGTATAATCTGTTACTTTATCCCAAACTGTAATCTCTTTTAAGTAAGTTAGTTCCATTTATTTGTTCTCAATCCAATCAGTTGTGGCATTGACCTCTTTAAGTACTTCGGGGTACTTAGTGGCAAGTGATACCAACATACTTCCAAGGTAACCTACCATATAGTTAGAATCGTCCATACCATTTGCTTTGATTGCGACAATCATCTTCTCAACACTTTCATTTTCTGTCATATTTTTCTCTTGTTTTTTCATTCTATACACATATTATAACAAAATATGATAGGCATAGTCAAGCTTTATTTTTGACAAATAAGTAGAAAATACGAGGTTTTTAGGGGTTTAGGTGGGGAAAGGTTGGTCTTCGTCTCTGATCATGAGTTGATCTACATCGAGACGGTCTGTTCTAGCGTCTGTTAAAATTAGATTAGGATCAGTAGAAAACCACATAGAAATAGTGTGTCTAGAACACCTTCTAACTGGTGTAACTCCATGAGAGTGGTATATTCCTTGGAATAGGATTCCTTCTCCTGCAGTGGGTTCGTGGGTATAATTATCTTGATCGGGAAAGTAGGTTCTACCACCACCAAATTCATCATTTAGATACAAAATTACTGTCCACTCTCGACTGGGAGTTTCTTCTTTCGTATCGTGTTTGAGTTGTATATTAGAATAAGTGTCTAAGTGTGGTTTTTGGACTCCACCGATTTCCCATTCGTTTAAGGCACACATTTCAGGATACACGATTTGGTCGGTGTATTTAAAGACTTCACTCACACAACGATAACCTATGCGATTAAAGATGTCTCTAACCCATTGAGTTTGGATGTGTATTAGGTCTATAGCACGGTAGTCCGTACCGTCACCAATACTACGCTTGTGCTGGTGCGTCCTGTGGTAGTATATCAGTGCCTTTATTTCCTGACTCGATATCAGATTTGGTAACTGAATCAGATTGAACGGATTGGATATATTTTGCAAGGGCTTGTCGTTTTTCATAATTAATTCTCCGAGATTTCTCTTTTGGTCTCGATTTCAATGCACGGTCTATTTTCATTTTGGATGCTCTTTGCAAGAACACTATTCCGTTCAGATGATCTACTTCGTGTTGAACACATCTTGCACCAACACCTTCTAGTGTAAGTAAGTGTTCTTCACCATCTGCAGATTGGTATTTCATTTCTACCACTTTACTGCGTTTGATCATAAGGTATATATCGGGGAACGATAAACACCCTTCTTTCATTAGTTCAGTTTCTTGTGACACTCTAGTGAGTTCAGGATTGAAAAATGCAACTGTTCCTGAGTCTGCAGTTTTCATTACAAAACATCTGACATCTAAACCAACTTGATTTGCACTTAAACCTAGTCCACCAAATTTGGCCATTGCTTCCGCAAGTTTTGTTTCAACTTCTTTTGGGTCGTGGGTAGGTCTCTCAAAGTCAAATTCCATTGGTGGAGTTCTTAAAACCTTTGAGGCCTCTTCAATTAATTGATACATAATTTATTTTACCACTTTACCGTATTATTAAAATTAACATCGGGACTTAAACCAAGAAATTCAGCAAAGTTGGTTGCAGATTCTAATAACCATGCTCTTATAACTATAAAAGCCTTCATAATAATTTGTTTTACATGCGACCATATTGATTTTAATTTGTCCATAAATCCTTCACTCATGTATACTAGATTTCCATTTTCAACATCATGCATTAATTCTTCTGTTTTCGTTATTGCTGCTTTATATCCTAAACCTACTACAGACCAAAATCTGTAATAACCTGTTTTATTTTCTACACCATCTATAGTTTTTTTCACAGAAGTAGATTTAAATTTAACATCGGGGTTAACTTTAGGGAGAATTTTTGAAACATATTTATCCGTTGACTTTTTAACTTGGTGGAAATCAGCAGAACCATCAAAATCTACAACAAGAAAATGATCAGCAGTTCCATCATTATCTTTAAATTTAACTTTCCCTGTCATTGCTTCAAAAACAAATTCTTTTGCAAATGCTGGATTGTTTTTAAATAATGTTCTAAACTTTTCTTTTAACTCAAGATTAAAATTATCTGCAGCTTTAAGAAGTTTGTCTTTCTCAAAAGTTCCAGCTGCAACTTGATCGTCCTTTCCACCCAACTGTGTACCAACTGATGAGGGCATTAAATTCGCAATACCCTCTTCACATTCTTTTGCTAGAGCATCTAATTGTTTTTGCATACCCTTTGTTTTTGAGGCCGCAACTTCAAAAGTAGAGCCTGACTCAGCAGGGCCACCACTCATTAATTGGGATGATCCTTTTTTTAATGATATTTTTTTCCTATCAATAATGATATCTGTTTTAGGTGTGGTATTGTTACCTTTCCATGTGGGTTTATTAACAGGTTGATTCTCAACCATAGACCCACTTGATCCTGAAAGACCAGCATTCTTTAAGATTTGTTTTCCCAAATCCTCTGAAGTCTTGAAACCAAACTTTTTAGAATAAGGGCTAATTTTTTTGAATTTCTTTTTGTTGGCTGGAATTGCACCGCCGGCAACATGAACTAAGAGATATTCCATCTCTTTAGCTGCTTCTGTAGAATTCTCAGTTAAAATAATCTTTGGAATATTAACATCATATTTCAGTGAAGGTTCTCGTATAAGATTGTCTTTATGTTCTTTAAATGATTTCATAGTACTATTTATCTATTCTGCAAGTCGTGAGAACTGTTTATACTTCTCGAATCGTAATACATTATTAAATTTATCATATAGAGATTCTCCTTTATGACTAATTATAAATGCGTTAGTTCTTTCCGTCAAGGTGTTAAGTAATTTTAAAAAGTCGTCTGTCCCTGCAGTATCCAATGAAGAATCGAACACTTCATCCAGTATCAGTAGGTTAGTGTTTACACTGTTCTTCATTCTTGCAATAGCTCTCCATGTAAAAAGTAAAGACAAATCAATTCTCATCTTTTCTCCTTGAGAGAAATTATCATACTTAAATACATCTCTGAATCTAGACTTGATTGTTTCTTCGAAGGATTCATCCAGTTCAAACCCAACAAAGAATTCTAATTGTGCAAGATATTTGTTAATCATACTGTTCATTATTGGAACATACTGTTTAATAATTCTTTGTTTTACACCTTGATCTTTAAGAAGGGTTGATGCAATATCAAAGTAGTGACCTTGGTCTGATAAGGATTCCTTTTTTGAATGCAGGATGTCTAACTTTTCTTCGTTGTCCTCTATTTGAGATTGTGTGTTCTCATTTGTATTTTCGGTTTCTAAATCACTAATTTCTTTTTGTAATCTAGTCACATATTTCTGATTAGATAAGATTTCGGTTTGAACTATTCCGATTTGTTTTTGGAGACTTTCGATGGCAGTGGTAACCGTGCCGATTTCGGTAAGGCGTTCCTCAGACTTTCGGATTGTTTCAGATAGTTGTTCGAGACCATGTTGTAAATCATTCGTCTTCTTCTGTTTATCTGCGACATGTTTTGTCTTATGTTCTTCATCTATACCCTGCTCACATGTGGGACAATTATCATTCTCTTCATAAAACTCAATCTCCTTTAAGATGTCGGTCTTTTTGTTTTCTAACTGTTTATATAATTCGGAAGCTTCTTTGAATCGATTTCCTTGAGGGTCTTTATCGGATATAGTAGATTGTCTCTCTTCTATATCCTTAGTTTTTTCTTCAACTTTACCTAACAATTCATCAATGTTAGTTTGTGTCTCTGTTATAGTTGTTTCAAATTTTACAATTTTCTGTTCACGGTTCTCTTGAAGAGCATTCAACTGTCCTGATAGACCGCTGATTCTTTCTTCCATTATATTTATAGCATGTGCTGTGTCACGGACTGTTACTGCATGACTCGATACTCTTTGTCTCAGTATATCCTGCATAGTTGAGAAAATAGATATGTCCAATAAATCTTCAACCAAAGCTCTTCGGTCTCTCGCCTTCAATTGCATAAAGGGTGTGAAGTTTGCACTACCTAGAATTGCAACTTGAGTGAAGGAACGATAACTCATCTTAAGAATTTGTTTCTCTAGTTGTTCCTGATAGTCCTTTACGGTTGCATCTTGATTAACGAATTTGCCATCAATATACATTTCAAATTTATTTGGTTTTGCGCCACGGATAACTTTGTATCCTTTCTTACCGATAGAAAACTCTACCTCTACTAGTAGTCCTTTCTCATTGACACTGTTAACAAGTAGTTCCTTTTTTAGATTCCGAAATCCACGACCATACAATCCGAAACACAACGCATCAAGTAAGGTAGATTTACCTGCACCATTCTCACCTAAGATAAGTGTTGTTTGATGTGAGTTTAATGTTATTTCAGTAAAGTTATTTCCTGATGAAAGTAAATTCTTCCATCGTATCTTCTCAAAATTTATCATAAAAAGTTATGTTCTTCCAGTGCTTCGTGGTATAGTGAAGTCATTAGTTCGTCTAAATTTTTCTTCTTTCCTTGTATTTCTAATCCATCCACATATTTTGATAGGATGGTTAAAGTGTCTTCAATATCTTCAATTTCAGATTCATCAAAAAAGTCCATGTGTTTGTTATCATCAACCACCTGTAAATGTATTGGGTTTTGTGAGTGTACCTTATCGAGATAACTGTCAAACCAATAGGGGTTCTCTTTGTTGATTACTATCACCTTTACGAACTTATTTGCACTATCTGAATAGTCTGCATTTTGTATTTCT